CCCAATTTCCCACAAAACAAGTTTCAAAAGGGGGGTTAACAAAAAAAAGGTATCATCGGGGCGGAAAAAAAAGGGAATTCCCTAAACGCAAGGAAAAAAAATGGTCAACCGACTTCCACCAGAATTGCATTTGGTTCATGGCACAAAGCAATCGCATAAAGGCGGTGCGCTTCCTGAAAATGTACGCAAGCGTGTACCCAAAGCCGATTGGCTGGACAACCCAGACGCATGGGACAAAGATGTTTTCATCAAAGAGACCAGCGACTTTTTATGGGAAACCTACGGCATTGGCTCAGACCAAGACAAACACATATTGGCGGCACTTGCCAACCAGATGGACATTTATATCAAGTGCATGAAAGGCGTTGCCAAGGGCGGCATCATCACGCAATTCAATAGCGGGGCAACGATTGGACCAAACCCGTTCCTGACCGCTGGCGATAAAGCCTTGAGCCGTGCGATTGTGTTGATGAACGAACTGGGCTTAACACCGCGCGGTCGGCTTGCTACAAACAAGCAAGAGGGCGGTAAATATTCCAAACTGCTTAGTGGACCATGACTTACGAAGATGGCATTTTGTATGCCGTGGATGTTGCCAAAGGCGCAATACCTGTTTGCCGAAATGTGCGCTTGGCGTGTCAGCGTTTTTTAAATCAACTGGAAGACAAGTCATGGGCGTGGGAATTCCATGTTGACTATGTTGAACACTTCCTAGAATTTGCGTCTACGCTGAAACACACCAAAGGACCCGACGCGGGCAAACCTTTGATACTTGAGCCGTTTCAGATTTTCATTGTGTGCGCCATTTATGGGTTTCGCAGTAAACGCGACCCTAAAACGCGGATGGTCACAGATGTGATTGTGTTCATCCCACGCAAGGCGGGCAAATCCACGCTAACAGCGGCAATTGCTTTGTATGAATTAAATTGGGGCGAAGCTGGCGCAGAGGTTTACACATTGGCAACCACCCGCGAGCAAGCATCCATTGTGTTTGATGCCGCCAAAGGGTTTGTGGAAAATATGCCACACGATGTAGCCCAGCTTTACACAGTACAGCGTAACCAAATTACCAAGGCAGGAGATAGCCAAACCAAATTTAAAGCGTTAAGTAGAGACACCAAAAAGTCAGGCGATGGCATGAATCCATCATGTGCCATCATTGATGAAGCCGCGCAGATTGTGGACAGGAACGCCATTGAGGTTTTGCACTCAGGCATGGTGGCGCGGAAAAACCCGTTGCGTATTTACATCACCACGGCAAGTTTTACAAAAGACACCAAGTTTTTTGAAGATATGCAAATGCTGGAAAATATGCTGTCAGGCGAAGCAAGCGACAACCCGCGCTGGTTTGGCTTGCTGTATAGCCTTGACCTTGGTGACGATTGGCGCGACTCAAAAACATGGGCAAAGGCAAACCCGATGCACGGCATTAGCATTTACGAAGATGCCATTGCCGAACGCGCTGAACAGGCAAAGCACAAACCAGCCGCACTTAACGAATTCCTTTGCAAAACACTTAACATTTATGTCAGTGCAAATTCTGCGTGGCTTGACCGCGATTATTGGGATGATGACCGCGCAAGGATTAAAGAACAACGCGAACCTGAGTCGGTTTACATTGGCTTTGACTTGGCGGCAACCCGCGACTTAAATGCCGTTTGTACGCTGAAAAGATTTGCTGACGATGACTATGAGGCAGAGTTCAAATTTTTCTTGCCTGAAGATGGCTTGGAGTTGATTCCTAAACATTATTCGGATATTTTCCGCGTTGCTGTTAACTCAGGGATTTTGCAAATTACCGAGGGCAATGTCATGGATGACCGCGAGATAAGCGATTACATCATCGCCCAAGCATCCAAATACGATGTTAAGGAAGTTGGCTTTGACGCATACAACGCGGCATCGCTGGTGGCGCGGTTACATGATGCTGGCTTGCCTGTGAAAAAAGTTGGGCAAGGCATGGCGGTGTTAAGTAATCCAAGCAAGCATTTGGAAAAATTAATTTTGAATTATTCTGTTAAGCATGATGGCAACCCATTTGTTGGCTGGCAACTTGGCAACTGTGAGGTGTATACAGACGTGAATGGAAATGTTAAAGTTCGAAAAAATGAGAATGACAAATCTGCAAAAGTTGATGGCATAATCAGTCTCATTATTGCAATGCATTGTTCGCTGGATAATCCAACAATGAGTGGGTTTGGTTTCCGAACTTTTTAAAGGTGAATCATGGGAATATTTGATAGATTCGTTGGAAAAGGTAAAGATTCCAAAGAATCAAATACCCTTTTCGGACAAACCGCATTAGGCAATAACATTGTTTACCAAGGGAATAATAAGAATCCGACAGTAAACACGCAGATTCTGTATGTCACAACAGCGAGTAGCACCAATGCTGGTCGCCCAGTAGATACAAGCCTTTTAACGCGCAATAGCACTGTGATGTCTTGCGTTGGCATCAAAGCGCGAGCCATTGCACAATTGCCCATCAACATCATGGCGATGGGCGAGGATGGCAAATATGTGAACGCACTGACTGACCCCAATGTGGGTGTGCGCGACAAAATCAAAGCCAAGCAAGTTTATTCATTGTTGAATACGCCAAACAATTTCCAAAGCCAATATGAGTATTGGTATCAATGGATGATGTGGCACGAATTACTTGGCGAAGCGTTCACGCTGTGGTGGAGAAAAGACCAAGCCGACCCAAGCCAAACCCCGTTGGAAATGTACGAGCTGGACAGCACGCTTATTGCTGTGACGATTACGCCTACACGCTATCCCAGCTATCGGTTGTCTACGCCTAGTTATGGGTTCAATAAAGACGAGCCGCTTGCCGCGCATCAGGTGATGCATTGCAAAGATATGGCGTGGCAGGGTTCAGCAGGTTTTAATAAAGGTATTTTGGCGGCTGAGTTAGTTGGTTTAGATCAGGACATCGACCTGTACGCCAATTATGTGATGCTGAATGGCGCCAAGCCCAGCGGAATGTTCATTACTGACAATGTGATTCCTGATGCCAAATATAAGGAAATTGCCGCCCGACTGAAAGAAGCATGGTCTAGCATGGTGGGCAGTCAGCAGACAGACAAGAGCAAGCCGGGTCAGGGAATGCTACTTGACCAAGGCATGAAGTACGAACCGCTGAAAATGTTAAGTTTGCAAGACACTGATTTGGCAAATCTCAAGATGCAAACCATGAAACGCATTTGCGGCTTGTATGGCGTACCGCCAGCAATGTTGCACATTGGCGACCAAAAATACAACAACACCCAAACCATGTTGGATGAGTTCTACAAATCCACCATGTACCCGATTATTGTTAATGTCCAGCAAAAGCTGAAAGCGTCTTTGTTTAAAGGCTATCCCAATCTGTGTGTTGAGTTTGACACGCAAGACTTTTTAAAGGGCGCGCCACTTGACCAAATGAATTACGCGGTGGCTGGTGTTAATGCTGGAATCATGACGCAAAACGAGGCGCGGGAATATCTTGGAAAAGCGCACATGGAAGGCGCGGACGAATTAAAAGACAACGGCAAAGCTGAACCGATAAAGGGCACAAGCCCACAGGACACTGGCGGGGGCGGTGGCAACCAAACCCGAAAAATGAATATTGGAAAATAAAATGACTACCATTTTTCAAAAAGTGGTAGGATTATTGCAAGATTACAAACCAGTAGGAAAACCGCCACGCGGTAGACCACCTAAAACAATACAAGACATTGACCGAACAAAAGTCGATGAGGTAATTCATGACAAAAAACTTGATGATGGTATGCGAAGCCAAGCTGGTCATGGAGGCGCAAAGCGCGGACAAAGAACCAACTGGAAAGATTGAAGCCCGTGTTACCACATGGGGCGCAAGAGAAGGCGCAGATGGTCGCAAGTTCAACTATCAGCCCGAAGGCTTTATGGATTGGGCAAAAACATTTAGCGCAGAAGGCAAACCATTGCCAATGTTTTTAAACCATGCCGCTGACGCTATGCCTGTTGGCGAATGGACAGAATTCGAATTTGACGATGATGGCATGACAGCCACAGGTCGCATTTACCTAAACACTACGGCTGGCTCAGATTTGTACCAAATCATGACCGAATCGCCAATGATGTTTGGCGGTGTTTCTGTCGGTGCTTACGCTGACGAATATCAATGGGTAAAAGAAGATGGCACACCAATGACTATTGGCAGTGATGACCCTTATGAAGATGGATATTTCCAAATCACCAAAGGCGGCTTGCGTGAAGTCAGCGTGGTGATGTACCCAAATAACCCACAGGCAGAAGTGCATAAGCTGGAATATTTCCGCGCTGATGGCTCTGCTAATTTAAAGAATTTGGAAAAGGCTCTGCGCGAAGCTGGGATTTCCAAAAAGGATGCGGTCACTTCCGCATCTATCTTCAAAAAGGTTTTGGAACAGCGCGATGCTATCCAAACCCCGATTGAAAATGCGCCACAACAGAGTGAGTCCGATGTGGATGTGACCGAAGCTGACATACTTGCCGCACTTGAAATGCGCGAGTTGTCAAAACTGTTAGATAAACGACTGAAAGGTTAAACCATGTCACAAGTCATTCTTGACAAACTGGACGCTATCGAAGCAAAGCAAGTCGAAGCCGTTCAAGCAGTAGAAGCAAAAATCCCCGAAGCCGTGGAAGCTGTCAAAGCTGAAATGGCAGAAAAGATTTCTGCATTGGAAGCAAAAATTTCCAGCGTACAAGCACCTTCAATCATTCGCGCACCACACAAGACCATCCGTGGCGATGTGAACCGCGCAGTGCGTGAACAACTGATTTCTTTCTACAAAGGCAACAACCGCGTAGAAAAAGAATTGAAGATGTTTGAAGACGAAAGCCAATACGATGCGTACTTGCGCGAAGCCTCTGCCCTGACAGGTGGCGGTAACAACCAAGGTGGTCGTACAGGCTATGACCCTGTGTTTGTTGCATTGCGTTTGGCTAACCCTTTGCGCGGTGTTTCACGCACTGTGGCAACCGATGGCTCAAGCTATCAGTTCCGCGTTAAAACAGGCAACGCTGGCGCGGCTTGGGGATACACTATCCAAAACAACGGTGCAACAACCACTGAAGACACCAGCATTTGGCAATTGGTTTTGCAAGACTTGAATGTGCAATTCCCAATCCGTACAGCCGCGCTGGATGACATCGATGGTTTGGAAGCTAATGTCGTTGACGATATGTTGGCAGAATTCGCACAAAGCGAAGCCCTGTCAATGATTCAAAACAACGACCAAGCCGCCCAATCAGGTACTAACCCATACGGTGGTACAAACGGCTTGCGTGGTCTTGACCAATACGCTGGTGCAAATGCAACCTACGCTGGTGGCACAACCAGCACACCATCATTTGGTACAAGCGGTACAGGCTCAACAAGCGGCTTGCATAGCCTTGCCACTTATGACCAATTGACCACTAACGCAAACACAGTCGGTGCTAACAACATCTCTTATAAAGATGTGATTAACCTGATGTACGCATTGCCACAGCAATATTGGACACCTAACGCCAAGTTCATGGTGAACCCAATTCTTGCCCAAGCAATCCGTGGTTTGCAAGACACCAATGGTCGACCCATCTTCAATTCAATGGAATCATTGAACCCTGATGGCATCATCGGTCAGATGTTGGGCTTTGATGTTGTGATGAACAAGTATTTGGACACACCATCACAGACCACCGCAGGCGCGGCTGGTACTAACAGCTTGTACCCCATGTACTTTGCTGATTGGTCGCGTTTCCACACTATCGTTGACCGCCTGAACATGGTGATGCGTCGCTACGACCAAACACTTCCCGGTTCAATCACATTTTTTGGAGAAAAGCGTTTGGCTACATCTGTGCGCGACCCGAACGCTGGCGTACGCTATCGTTCCACAGGCACAGCAACCTGATAGTTGCCGTTGGGTGGGGGACAAAATCCTCCACCCTTTTTTCAGCAACCTTATTTTGGAAATACCATGAGCATCACTGAACGAATCCTGACAGGCATTAAACAAACACTGGAAACAGGCGAACAAGTCAAGATTGATTTGCGCGAGGCATCAGCTATTACGGGTTCGGGCAACAATGTTGGTGGTCGTACCCATTTTGATGACGCATTTGCCGCACTGCGGTATGCAAACCCATTTCGTCAGGGCGCACGACAAATCAAAGTCAGCGGCTCTAGCGTTCAGTTTGTAGCAAAGACGGGTAATGCCGCATCGTCTACAAACCCGTGGACATATACCTTTACACCTGACACAGGCTCGCCCAATGTCAACACAACTATTTGGCAATTGCCAACTCGCGTGTTAGTGGCTCAATTGCCTATTCGCACTGCGGTCATGTCAGATGTTAACTATTTGAACGAAACAATTGTCGAAGACTTGGCAATGGAATTCAGCCAATTGGAAGCCCAATCAATGGCATCCAACAATGACCAAGCTGGCTCGACAACCACCACCACAGGCGCAATCAACGGCTTGCGTGGTTTGAATCATTACGCTGGTACTGCTGGCTCAACAGCCGCATACGGCACAAGCGGTACAGCAATCACAAACGGCATACACACGCTGACAACTATTGGGCATTCACACACTGCGTTGGATTACGAAGCGTTGGTGGATATTGCCAATGGGTTGCCGGGGCAATACTGGTCGGTGCCGGGCACAGCATGGATGATGAGTCCAAGCGCACTGCAAGAAGTCCGCAAGTATGCCCACGGTGCTGGCGGTTACTCTTTGGTTGAAACTGGCGATGACGATGGCGGTGCTGGTGTTCATATCTTTGGATGGCCTGTGGTTGTCAATCCGTACCTTGATGCATTTGGCACTGTTGGCTCATTCCCGATTTACCTTGCAAACTGGCCGCGTTTTATGACCATTGCGGATGTAGAAGAAATGTCAATTCAGGCGATGGAACAGACCGCACCCGGCTTTGTCACCCTGTTTGCAGAAAAGCGCATGGTCAGCACTGTGCGCGACCCGTTTGCTGGTGTTCGTAGCATCGGAACATAACCATGCCTGTTGACCAACTTGGCTATCTAAACATTGGTGCGCCCACACGCAATCCGTTCAATTACGAAAAGATTGAGCAGATTGCGCGGGACAATGCCACCGCATGGTTGACCCTTGCCGAGATTCGCCAACAGCTTAATTTGTTTGACGACACAAGCCAAGACACATATCTTGGCGGTTTGGAAATTGCCACTCGCCAAGCCATTGAAGATTATTTGGGCATGAGCATTTTTGCCACAAGCTATCGCGTGTACTACAACGCGGCAAGCCTGTATGGAACGCCTTTGTCTTTGGACTTGCCCGAAGTCTCACAAAACAACGCCACACCAGCAAGCGGAGTGACAATCAGCGCAGTTAAGTATTGGAACGATGGACAACCGCCAGTATTAACGACTGTTGACCCAACAACTTATTACTACGACAACAGCGGCAATAAAGTTGTTTTGCAAACTTTGCCAAGTGACTTGAATAGCAATATGACCAGCCCTGTCTATTGCGAATACATTTCACCCGCCAATCCGATTGCGTCTTACCCAGTAATTAAGCAAGCTGGATTGTTGTTGTTTACGCACTTGTATAACAATCGCAGTGACACGACCGATGGCAACAGTAAGCCAATTCCTTTTGGCGTGGCTACGCTTTTGCGACCTTACAAACCATTGGTCATGTGAGGTAAAGCATGGGAATCGCAAGGTTTGAAAACATCGCGGTTAACACTTTATCCTTTGGCAAAAGTGATTTTGGCGAGCAAAGCACCACGCAAACGCTGTGGTTCAATACTCGCGCAAGAGTGCATTCAGTGGCAAATCATGTGAAGATTGCCGACAAATATCGCGTGTATTCTGACATTGTGCAAATGACACTTAACTACACGCCTAACCTGAAAACAATCATCGACAACCAAAACGCCTACTCAATCACATGGCGCGGCTTTGATTGGCGAATCGACAATGTGCGCGAAGCGGATGACCGCATGACCGCCCATTTGATGTGTGTACGCAATGACCCTGTGGTGGCTGTCTAATGGCAACGCAACAGAACCCAGTCCAATACGCCAAGGCGATTCAGTACCAATTGCAAAGCATTGTTACGCCTGTGCCTGTGTACGCAACCTTTAACCGAAACTTTGCCATTGAGCCAAAGTTTGTGACTTGGATGTTAAGAAATGTTCACCAAGAAGTTTTTACTGGACAAACTCAAAGCAATAAAAGCATTGACCGCCCAGTTTTTCAAATCAGTATTTTCACGCAAGTCATAGAAGATGGTTTCACTATTTCCAATCAAATACTACAATCCCTCCACGGGTATAGTGGTTTGTTTGGGGGCGCGACCAACGGGTTTTGGATTGCCAAAGCTGATGTGCAGTGGTTGTACAACAGTTACGACAACGAAGACAAACTGGGTCAAGTCTTTTTAGACTGTACCCTCGACATCCCAACATAAGACACGACCAGCAACGAATCGGAAGGAAACAAAATGCCTTTACCATCAAAAGTCTTACCGGGGTTTGTAGCCTCGCTATATGCACAACCAAGTGCTACACCCACACCATTAACCATCGCGCAATTGGGAACGCTAGGCAATGTGTCAGCAATCACAATCAGCGGCAATTTGGTGCAAGTGGAAGCCGTACCCGCATTTGGGCAAGATGATGCGGTGGCAAACTTTATGGTTGCTGGTTCGCGTCAATCGGACAAAATCCCCACGCAAAGCGCACCCACAAGCATGACGATTACAGCCGCATGGAATCCTAGCGACTCTGTGCTGTTGTTAATCCGCGCAGACGCGTACAACGGCACGATAGACCGCACTTATGTGGTTCAGGCTACCGATGGTACAGGCACGGTGAATTACGCTTTCAACGCCCGTGCTAGTCAGTGGCAGATAGATTCACAGCCCGGTGCTGAGGCAAAGGCAATCTTTACATTACATCCTCGCGGCAATCAATACGGCTGGACAAACACCGTCTAAACTGGAGAAACAAAAATGGCATTACCTTCAAAAGTCTTACCCGGTTTTGTTGCATCAATGTGGATGCAAACAACCGCCTCACCTTTTTCAACTGCAAACTTGGCTGTATGGTCAGCGCAAGTCGCAACCATCGTTGGCACATCCGCTGGCGGTACAGGCGCGGCTGGCACTGCCTTGGCAACCATTGAAGCTGTACCCGCGTTTGGTCAAGATGACGCGGTTGCAAACTTCATGGTGGCTGGTTCACGCCAAAGCGACAAAATCCCAACACAATCTGCGCCTACTTCCATGACCATCACTGCGGCATGGAATCCCTCAGACGCTGGTTTGTTGTTGATTCGAGCTGACGCATATTCTGGTCTTGTAGATCGCACTTATGTAGTGGCGGCTTATGATGGAACGAATACTGTGGCTTATGCTTTTAATGGTCGTGTGGGTCAATTCCAGATTGATGCACAACCCGGCGCAGAAGCCAAGTGTGTGTTCACCATCCACCCACGCGGCAACCAATACGGTTGGAGTAACTCTTAATGAAAGTCGCTGACGCTGTTGAAGTGTTGGCGACCACTTACCAATCCCTAGATGCAGTGGCACAGGGATTGGAAGTGAAAGCCAGCGAAGTTGCTACCGCGCTTGCCAAGGCAAAGCCTGATACAACAGAATTTGTTTGTTTAACAGTTCTTGCCCGCTATAACCCAGTTAGCGCACCACCGCCTGAACCACAGGAATAAATATGACAGACACGACAATACAAAACACGGCAGATTTATTAAGTTTCTTGGTTCAGCAAGCCGAAACCCGCAAGGATTGGTTTGGCTTTACGCAACAAAAAATGACTGCGGTAAGTCTTGCGCATGAGATCGCGGCGCGTCATGCTGACACAATGACACCTGAACAAGTGGTGGAATACGCCAAAGAATTAAACGAATTACTTTTTCACCGCCTGATAAAACCCGGTGCATGGAGAATTTGAATTGGCTAAAGTTAGCTTTCAACTTCAAGGCTTTGATACTCTTTTGCAAAATTTTGATGAAATAGCGCAAGAGATTGGCGATAAAAAAGCAAATAGCAAAATATTAGTGCCAGCAATGCGTGAAGCTATGAAGCCAACATTAGCGCAAGCAAGGCAATTAGCACCTAAAGATACAGGCGCATTGGCGGCACATTTACAAGTAGAAGCAAGGCGACCGACTAAGCGCGATAGGCGTTCTAAATATATTTTGCCAAATGACAATGTGGTTGCATTGGTAACGACAAAAGCGTTTCCTAAAAAATTAAAAAAGAAGTTCTACGAAGAAAATAAAAATTTAAGTACAACCGAACGCGCGGCAAAATTCAAGCAATTTGCCTTGTCTACTGGCTTTCCATACGATGCGCGAGCCATAGCGCAAGAGTTTGGTTCAGCGCGAAACCCAGCGCACCCGTACATGAGAACGGCATTAGAATCGGCTAGCCCAGCCGTGTTGGATAAACTTGGCACAGCTATTGCGTATAGGATAGACAATTACAAAGCAAGATAGGAAAAAACATGACACGATTTGCAGAAGCGTTAGGCGCAAAATATCAGCAAAACAGAGAGAAAATATTTACCCGCAGATTTGAATTAGGCGGTCACACTTTCAGAGTCAGGATTCCTTATGTTCACGAATCCGATGAGATTTACAAGCGCATAAATGAACCTGACGAAACAAAAGTGGCAGAAGCATACAAGCAGATGACCGACCCTTTGCTGGCTTTAAAAGACCAAGATTCTGCGTTTGTTTTTACCGATGACGATGTGCTGATTGAAGGGCGGTCGTTAAAAGAAGCGGCACGGCAAAAAGTGCAAGTCGAAATTAAGATAACTGAATTTGTTAAGTTACTTGTACCTGAGCAAGAAGGCGCAACGCTGGAAGACTTAACCTACGAAGAAATACAAGCTGAATTTCCAATGGCAGTGCAAATGCAATTGGTGGAAAAAATAGCCGAAGCTATCAGCCCAACATACAAGGAAACAAAGGGAAACTAATTGGCTCATTGAAAAGCCAAGTCATCACCGCGATGATTTTCAATGGGCACACACACGAAACAATAGCGGAATTGGATGAAGTCACAATGGCGCAAATTCAGACTATGTATGGTGATGGTTTGATTGGCAACCAAGGCGTGTTAAATGTTTTGGGAATCTTAACTAATGGCGTATTTAATTACATGAGGGCGGCTGGCGCACAGCCCTATAAACTAGCCAACATTCTTGGTAATGCGTATGATTACCTATACCCTCCGATGACTGAGCAAGAGATAAAACAACAGGCAAATGAACAACTGTTAGTGTTTATGAGCCAAGCACCGGGGTTTTCCAAGGACAGATTTGGGGTAAAAGATGCCGAATAATGTTGGTCGTCTAGGCGTTGTTTTAGGGCTTAACACTGCTGAATTTATTGCGGGTATTGAAAACGCCACCAAAAAATTAGAACAATTTGGGCGCACGGTTGACCAATACGCAAGATATGGTGCAACAGCATTGGCGGCAATGTCAGTTGCGGCAATTAAGTTTGCTGACGATATACAAGATGTAGCGCAAGCCAACGATGTAGCAATTGATACGGTTGTCAAATTACGGGCGGCATTAGACGCAAGTGGTGGCTCGGCAGACAAAGCTGGCATTATGCTGTCAGCGTTTACAAAGTTTATTGACACAGCGGCAAGCGGTTCGTTTGAAGCACAAAAAGCATTCAAGTCTGTTGGCGTATCGTTAAAAGACATTGGCACAATGTCACAAGAACAGCTACTTGGCAAAGTGCTGTCAGGGCTTGAACAAATAGAAGACACTGTTACCCGCAATGCAAGGGCAATGGATTTTTTCAGCAAAGCCGCCAAAGGTGTTGCGTTTGATTCGTTTGCCCAACAAATGAAAAATACCACCGAGGTGACGCAATCGCAAATTGCCGCCATCAAAGCTGGTGCAGAAACATGGGACAACTTTGAAAAGATTGTTCGCAAGATTCAAATATTGTTTGCTGAAGCACTTGGTCCAACATTACGCGCATTCAATAATCAGTTAAGCGACCAAACCATAACCAAAATATCTTTGCTTGGAGACACTTTTAATTTTCTTGCAAGCAATATAAGCAGTGCGTACAAGGCAATACAAAGCATTGGAATTTTGCTAGAAAAAATTGCTGGTCATTCTTTGATTATGCAAACTTATGGCGAGTCAAAAAAAGGTTTAGACGAATTAAAAAAATTAAATGATGAAACAGATGCGCGATTAAATGCATTGCGTAAAAGCCAAAAAGATTTTGACGATATTTTGCAAGGCAAAAACCAAGGCGGTTCAGGTCGTGGAATGTTGGGCTATGAACAATATTCTGCTCAATCACCTACACGCGAAACCACTGTTGGCATAGACACAAAAGCAAAAGCCGCAGAAGCCGAAGCCAAACGCATTTTGGAAGAACGCAGACGCTACACAGAAAACATAATGAAAGACAACGAGACAGCCGCAGAAAAACGGTTGCAGTTGTCTATCAAGGAAATGATGACTGTGCGCGACCAATTAGACAAAGAAGAAGCAATTGCAAAAATTAAAGATATAAATTTTGTTAACGCACAAGAAGCTCAAACACAATTAGAAAAACAATTAAATGCCGAAAAAGAAATTTTTTTATTGCATCGAGATAATAAATATTTAACAGAAGCCGAAATGCAATATGCTGAAAGAATTTTGCAAATCAGGACAGAATACGCACAAAAAGAACATCAAATTAAAATGGAATTAGATAGCCAACAACTGACGCAAAAACAAGCTAATGATTTGTTGGAACGCAATAACGAATTGCGCCAGCGTTCGATTGAGCAAGCTAAAGAAGTGTTGACAGAAACACGCAAACAAACAGAAGGCACATGGACAGAAGGCGTGGGTAAAGCGTTTGACGAATACATAAAAAATATTCCTACGCAATTGCAGTTAGGTCAACAAGCGTTTACGGCTGTCATGGGCAACATGGACATGGCTTTGCAAAACTTTGTGCGGTCAGGCAAATTTAACTTCAAAGATTTTGCCCGTAGCATTATGTTGGATATGGCAATGATTCAAGCCCGCGCCCAAATGATGAGTTGGATGAAAGGCGTTTGGACTATGTTTGGTGGCGGTACACCAAGCGTCAATTTGGGCGTACCCAGCGGCATGGCTATGGCTGAAGGTGGAACACCGCCTGTTGGGTTGGCAACGCTTGTTGGTGAACGCGGTCCAGAATTATTTGTTCCAAAAACATCAGGTACGGTTATTCCAAACAACCAACTATCTAGCGTCATGGGCGGTGGCGGTCAGACTGTTAACTACAATGGACCATATATTGCAAGCATGAGTGCCATAGACACGCAAAGCGGCATTCAATTCTTGGCAAAAAACAAACAAACCATTTGGGCATCGTACCAATCGGCTAACCGTTCAGTTCCTGTATCGAGGTAAAAAAACATGGCAGTCCCAAATACATTTGCATCTGCAACATCACCAATTCCATTAGCAAATCTTGATGCTAATTTTGTGTATTACGACAGCGCATTTACCATTTCAGGAAACATTTTTACTTTTATAGATACAGTCAAATATCAGGATATTACTGACCCAACAAAAATTGGGCAATTTGATTTTTCAGGAATTACAACTGCCACAACAAGAACATATACATTTCCTAACATAACAGGCACATTGGCAACAACAGCCACTCTTACGCAAACATTTACAGGCACAACCACATTCAGCGGTACTTTTACAGCATCAGGAACAACCACAACATTAGGGTCAGGCACAGGCGCAATTACAGCCAATGTGGGAAGTGGCGCAACAACTAACGGCACAACCAAAACAGTAAATATTGGAACGGCTGGGGTCAGCGGCTCAATTACCAATATCAATATTGGCTCTGCTGTATCAGGTGCAACAGGCACAGCTACTATAAATTCACTTGAAACAATCACAAAAGGTTATCGTGCAACCGCACCTATAACAATCAATGCGGCAACATATACGCAAACTGTTTCTGATTACAGTTTAATCGTCACTACAACCGCGCCCACAATTACTTTGCTATCAGCGGCTTCTTACACTGGTAAAGTTTTGTACATTAAAAACATAACTGCCACGGCTGTTACAAGTGCAAGTGCCAATGTTGTGCCTCTTGGGTCTGCCACGGCTGGCACTGCCATACTTGCGGCAACGGCTGGCAAATTTGCAATGCTTCAATCCGATGGTACAAATTGGATAACCATGATGGCGAATTAACATGAGCTTACAAAGCATTCTTGCAATCACAGAAACGGTCAGCATCAATGACCATAAATTTGCTGGTCAAATGTTGTCGCGCAATATGCGTATCAGCACATCGGAAATTTTGACCGTTCAGCCATTTCAATTTACGCTTAAACCGATGAATTATTTGCAATACAGCACCAACCGCGCTGTGTTGTCTGCATTGCGTACTGCTGACCGAATCACAGAGCAATATCTAAATTTTGGGACAACTGGTTGGCTTAATTACATTGCATACCAAGGCGACATGACCGCTTTGCAAGCTAATGCAACTACTATTGAAACAAGCACGACAGGCATGAACATTGTGCTGGGCACTTTGCCAGCAATCAGTTCATCAGCATTTATTGTTAAGACGGGCGACTTTATCCAAATTGACCGATACGCATACATTGCCACAGCAAATGTCCAGCGGGGCGGCTCGGCTACTGTAACCATTCCAGTTCACCGAACAGTGATGACTACGGTATCTAGCCAAATAGGGGCTGTTATAGGGCAATATGGAACGACTGTAAGCCTTGGTGGTTCAACCTACACAGGCATCACATTCCCTGTTGTATTGCGAGACTACCCTACCTATACCCTTGTGCCAATGACCAATGATTCGTTCATTGCTTGGGATGGCGCATTCAATGCGTATGAGGTGGTGCTGTGAATATTATTGCGCCAGTAGAAGATACAAACATTGTTCGATATGCGGATTTTGTGCGTATCACTACGGCATCGGCTGTCTATCGATTTTCTACTGCGCCTACGGCAATTACAGTTCCAGCGGTTGATTCTTTGCCTTTCACTGGGTTAAGCCAATTGGTCAGCATTGGTTCAGTGGCGCGAGACATTAAAAGCACGGCAAACGAAACCACGGTCACGCTAGTGGGCATAGACACAACCATGCTATCGCTGGTGTTGGGCGCGGGTATTAAAGGCTCTGAGATTGAGATGTGGCACGGCTTCTTTGACGCGGCTGGCAATCTAATAACCACAACAAATGCGGCATGGATTAACGCATCAAATTATTATATTGAATGGACAAATAACCAAAATTATCAAGTGCCTTGGCAATCATCAAACACTAGCAGTGGTTTGTACCAATATTTCAATGGTTACATTAACAGTTTCAGCATTAGCGAGCAATGGATGGAAGAGATTCGCGGTTATGTTGGTACAGTAACTGTTAGCGCATCAAGCATTCAATTGATTTTGCAAAACCGCACCGCTGGCAGATACACCAACGACAACGCTTGGAAACAATATGCGCCTACTGATACCAGCATGAACAGGGTTAACTATATTCAAACAGTAAATTACCAATTCGGTAAAAACGCACCAGCAAATTCATAGGACAAAACATGATACGACAAGCCAATAAATTTGATACACCCGAAATTGTCAGAATGCTTAAGGCATATCGTGACAAAGCACCCACCCAATTTTTGCGTGATTCCAGCAATCAGGAACACATAGAAAAACTGATAAGCAATATTCTTGCAGGTGCTGGATTTATTTTGGTGGCTGAAAAAGATGAACAAATTGTTGGCATGGTCATAGCCGCACAGCACCCAAACATTTGGAATCCTGACATAACGCAAGTAAGTGAAATTGCTTTTTGGGTTGATGAAGAACACAGGGGCGGCAAAACAGCCCACCGATTGCTTCATGCTTACATACAGCAATGCGAGGAATGGAAGCAAGAAAAGCGCATCCATTTTTTTAGCCTAAGTAAAATGACCAACAGCCCTGACTTGTCTTACGATAGGTTTGGCTTTGAAAAGCTGGAAGAAACTTGGATTAAATAACTATGCCCGGTTCAATAATTGTTTCGTATTTAGGTATGACGGGGTTCGCAGCTACCGCGACCGCATTTGCCATCAACATGGTGGCATCGGCAATACTTGCAAAACAATTTACACCAGCATCAAACCAAAACAGCACACTTGGCGATCTAAGCAACCCCGGCAGTCGCGCACAAGTTCCACCCGCTGGCGATAACAAATTGCCCGTGGTTTACGGCTCGGCTTATGTTGGCGGCATTGTTACCGATTTGTCCATTACAAGCGACTATCAAAATTTGTATTATTGTTTGGCTTTGTGTGAAGTTACCAATACAGAAACAGGCGGCTCACCTGACACAATCACATTTGGCAATGCTTATTGGGGCGGCAAAAGAGTTGTTTTTCAAGCCAATGGTTACACAGTCGCATCTTTGCTAGATGAATCCACGGGTCTTTACGATACATCGGTAGATGGAAAATTAGAGTTTTATTTTTATCGCAACGGGTCTACCAACCCAACCAATAGTGCATTTTTTGCTTATGGCACACAAGTCATGGGCAACACAAATTTGGTTTATAAATGGGATAGCACAAAAGCAATGACAAATTGCGCGTTTGTGATTGTCAAAATAAGATATTCGCAAAGCGCAAATCTAACAGGCATTCAGCAAACACGCTTTCAAGTTACTAATTCCAGATACGCACCGGGCGACTGTTTTCTAGACTACCTTACATCCACCCGTTATGGCGCGGCAATACCTACGGCTAATGTTGATACAACCAGCCTAACAGCATTAAATGTATATTGTGCCCAATCGTTTTCTTACATTACATACAACAGTGCTGGGGCGGCACAAGCAAGATTTAGATTTGATGGAATGCTAGACACACAGCAACCCATTATGACCAATTTGCAATACATGGCTACTTGCTGTGATTGTTTGTTGCGTTATAACGAAATTACAAGCACATGGGGTGTGATTGTTCAAAGCCCAACTTATACGGTTGCGATGGCTTTGAATGACAGCAACATCATCGGCGCAATTAGCGTTACACCGTTAGATATTGCATCTTCTTTTAATATTGCAGAAGTTAAGTTTCCTGATAGCACGGCACAAGATAGTTTTAATAGTGCAACATTTAATTTGGCAGTTGTTAACCCATCATTGTTGTACCCAAACGAGCCTGTTAATAAACAATCCATCAGCTTGCCGTTAGTGAATAATGATGTACGGGCACAATATCTTGCTAATCGTTTCCTTGAAACTTGCCGTGAAGATTTGCAAATTCAACTAACTATTGGGTATGTGGGTTTGCAATTAGAAGCTGGCGATATTGTCAGCATTACAAACGACAATTATGGGTGGACTGGTAAGTTATTCAGAATTTCCAAAGTAACTGAAAATTATGGCAGTGACGGCACAATAACCGCCACGCTGATGCTGACTGAATACAACAGCACAGTGTATGACGACAAAAACATCACGCAATTTACGCCATCGCCTAACACTGGTTTGGCAAGCCCGCTGACATTTGGAACAATTCCAACCCCATCGGTTGCCGCTAATTATCCAAATGACGCAAACCCATATTTCATAGTTAACACCACTACATCATCGGCTGGCATTGTTGACTATGTTGAATTGTGGTATTCGGCTTACTCAAACCCAACCACAGCACAGCGCATATTTGCGGGAACAACGGCTATTGCATCGGATGGCAACCCGTATGACCCTAATACGGCATTGACAGTAACGCTATCAGACATTGCCGCTGGCAATTGGTATTTCTTTACGCGCATGGTAAACGGTCTGGGTTCAAGCCCATACAGTTCAGCATCACCCATATTCCAATGGCGACCCACCACCTTTACATACGCCAATCAATATTTGGTTGTTGCATATGGTAATGACTTGGTGGGAACAGGCATATCTTCATCGCCCACAGGCAAAAATTATTACGGCTTGTATAACAGCACATCCACCACTTTCAGTAGCAACCCAGCTAACTACACATGGTATTTGGCACAACCTACATTTGGTACTGCCAACAAACTTTGCTACATCAATCGCACTGGTCGCAAGTTCAGTTTTGGCACAGCCCCAGCGGTATACGCGGCAAGTACAGCGGCTTATGTACCAGCATCCACATTTGATGATTCCATTTGGTCTGCTTTGCCTGATGGCACAAATTACATTGACTTAGATGTACGCACTGGGCAATTAACACGCACAGGAACAACTAGCGTTGGCTCAGGGCAAATTGCTATTACCAATAACCCAAATGGGACGCTTGTTGGTTCGCTTGCTCAATTTTTAAATTTTGGTGGACCATCAACTTACACAACAAACATTGCACAATTAACCATTGATATTTATGGTCGTGTGGTTGGTGTTACACCGCCCGATAATTTTTATTACACATCAGAACAATTTACCGCCACGGCAAGCCAAACAATATTTACACCAACAGCGCGGCAAGCTGGATATATAACAGGCATGGATTTGGTATTTAAGAATGGCGTATTGCTTGATACGACTGAATACACAGAAAACAATACTACTGTCACGCTCGGAACTGCTTGCACAGTAGGCGACAGAATAACTATCACATCAATGCGGTCTGTTGCATCGGGTAATTTTTATCAAGACAGCGGTATTGATTATTCAAGCGGAACAGGCACGACAACCTTAACCTATACAAACTTGCCACATTTTACAATTTTTGCTGGCGATATTTTAACATTTGGAAACACGCTTGGCACAACAACTATTACCGCTGGTTCATTTGTTATTGGCACGACATATCAAATTACTGCACTTGGTTCAACTCCAACAAATTTTGTTGCAATCGGTGCGGCATCTAATACTGTTGGTGTAGTTTTTAAAGCAACTGGCGCGGGTACTGGAAATGGAACAGCTGTAACAGCACCCGCAGAATTTACAGTTAGCACAATAAACTATGTAACCAAACAGATTGTGTTTACTGCGGCATTCACCGCATCCGCTGGAAATGCTGTGTATCGCAAAATTGCATCAGGCTCTACATATCGTTCATTCAGCAGATTTACTAATACATTAACTGCGGCATCAACTTTTACTCCAACAACATTCCAATATGTTTCAGGCTCTGAGTTATTGTTTCTTAATGGCACAATAGTTAATGACCAAGATTATGATTTAGTTGGAAACACAATTAACAACTTTCCAGCAACTGCAAGTGGAAATTTGACAACTATTCAATGGAGTCCCAATTTATCAGGCGTGCCAAATGGCTTGCCAACTTCTGTAACAACTTACACAATAAATGGCGTTCCTTTGTATAGTTATTCATACACAGCCGCTTATTTTGATCTTTACGGTAATGGTTGTTTATATGTCCAAGGCACAGACTACACAACAGGCGCAGGTAGTTACACGCTTGTACCAACACCCAACAACAATACAACTATTCTTGTTCAACAAACTTTTGACGCAGTAGGAGCCGCATAACATGACACAAGCCTTCAACCTTTCACAATTAGCAAATAATGTAAATACCAGTGGCTTGCTCAATGCCGCGGCTGGTTTGTATAACCAAACACCAGTAGCAAATGGCGGCACAGGAAAAGCTAGTGTGACTAGCGGCACATTATTATTAGGTGCTGGCACATCTGCCATGACTGAATTGACTGGCGCGGCTACAAATGATGTTGTTACTTGGAATGGTACGGCATGGGCATCTGCCGTACCACAAGGCGGTGCATTACAAACATTTTTTGTAACGCAAACGCCCGGTGTATGGACAAAGCCAGCTACGGTTAAGGGCATTAAAGTAACGGTTATTGGTGGTGGTGGTAATGGAGGATCCGGCGTGTCTAGCCCCGCACCCGGAACTCCGGGCACTCCAACAACAGGTGGCGCAGGAGGGGGCGGTGGTGGTGGTGGTTCTGCTGTTCGTCTTTATCCAGCCCCATCTTTACCGGGACCGCAACCTTACACCGTTGGCACTGCAACTTTATCCTCTTCGTTTGGTCTTGCCCCCGCAACTGTTGTTACAGCAACTGGCGGCAGTTCGGGTGGCGGTTCTGCTGGAACTAATAATAGTGGTGGGGCTGGCGGCACAGGGTCAAATGGACAATTAAATGCTACTGGCGGCTCTGGAGGGTTTGGGTTAATTAACGCTGTTGGTTCAGCTGGCGGTTCTTCATTGTTGGGTTTTGGTGCGGGTTCAGTTGCGCCCAATGTTGCTGGTAATGCTGGCTCTGGTTATGGCGGGGGCGGTGGTGGTGGCAGTGTAAATCCTTCTCCCGGCACTTCGCCAGCAGGTACAAAAGCGGGCGGCGCAGGAACGACGGGCGTTGTAATTATTGAGGAATTTTATTGATGAAAGCACTTATTTCAACATTAGAACCGAGATTAACTGGTTATCGGGTAGCGCAAACCAGCTACGATGACCAAGTTTTCCCTGTGGCTGATACATTGTTTTGGGTTGATTTTCCAAGTGACTTGGACACAATGTTAGTCCCGCAAGACTATTATTGGTATGACCCAAGCGATAAGACAATCAAACCACAAGACATTACAGAAGGATGATTTATGTGCGACCAACTTAGCCAATTTGTTGTTGAAAAATATGTCCATCTTAAAGATTTTTTAGCAAAAGAATCCTGTGCTGAGTTAACCGCAGAATTGTTTAGGTTGGTTGCCGAACAAAAAACTACGCAAGACACGCAATGCCCTAAATCGCAAGCCGTACATGGTGCTGTGGCGTTTGATAAATTGCTGGTTGACTTATTGCCGCACTTTGAAAAAGCAAGTGGCAAGCGGCTATACCCAACATACAGCTACGCACGGCTGTATGCGCCTGACGATGAATTGCTGATACACACAGACCGCCCATCTTGCGAAATAAGCGCAACGCTGACCCTTGGGTTTGAAGGCGATGTGTGGGCTATTTACATGGGCGATGAAGGCAAACAAAACGCAAGCCGCATAGATATGGCTGTGGGCGATGCCGTGCTTTATAGGGGCATGGAAAAGCACCATTGGCGCGAACGCTACACAGAAGGCAAATGGCAAGCACAAGTCTTTTTGCATTATGTAGACGCAGATGGCGCACACGCTGAATGGAAGTTTGACAAACGCCCAGCACTTAATTTGCCCGTTGACGATATGCGGTTTCGTGTATTCACTGACATACTGACACCGCAAGCCTGTGACGCCTTAATTAAGTTATACACGCAAGACGCAGTGCCAAAAGAACCGCCTGTGATTGGCACGGGTACTGGCGCAATTGACTTGTCAGTGCGAAATGTTAAGCGTGTAATGTTGCCCACCTACAAAGACATTGGTGGCAGATTGGCGGCTGTGGGGCTGTCTGCAAACCATCATGCGTGGAAGTTTGATATTACCCATGCTAACCAAGCTGAGTTTCTTGCCTATCCCGCTGGTGGGCGATATACAGCCCATGTGGACACATTTATTCAGCATGGTGACGAATGCCGCAAATTGACGGTTTTAGCGTTTTTAAACGATAATTTTGGTGGCGGTAAATTCTTCTTGCAAGATGGGCACGAACGCTTTTACCCGCCACAAAGCAAAGGCACTGTGCTGGTGTTTCCTTCGTTCATTATGCATGGCGTTGAAGATGTGACAGAAGGCGAACGATACAGCGTAGTTTGTTGGATGGTTGGCAAATTTTTTAGGTAGAAAAAATGGAATCACCCGTTTTGTCCGTACGCAATATTAGCGATGAAGAATTAAAAACAATGCTACGCGAGGCGGCAGAATGGGGCGCAAAACGCGCTTTGGCTGATATTGGCTTGCATGACGATGACGCTGGCAGTGATGTTAAGGAATTGCGCGGCTTGCTGGATACATGGCGCGAGGCAAAGCGCACGGCATTTCGTACCGCTGTAAGCTGGTTGACTAAGGGCTTTTTGATTGTCGTCATGGGTGGCGTTTGGTTTTACGCAAGCAAGAAGGGGTAAAAAATTGACCCCATCAGCATCCTGTTTGCCGCCAATAGTTGCCTAACCGCAATCAAGCAAGGCGTCACACTTTACAAGCAAGCCCGTGAATCGTTTCTTGAAGTTAAGTCAACCGCTGACGATGTGGTTGGCATATATAGGGAAGTTACGGGGTTTTGGGCTAAATTTAATAACTTCTTTAAAGATAAGAAAAAAACGCCAAAGTCTGTGGCGAAAAAGACAAAGTATGTAGCCTATACGGAAACGCAAGCCACGGCAGATATTGTTAAGCACTTGACCGAATTTTGGACACTGCAAGACCAACTTAACGAATATTTACACGCTGAAGAAGAAAAAGCAAAAGTCTATAACCCAAATATCAGCAATGCCGAAATGATGGCAAGCGCAATGAATCGTGTGCTGTGCCAACAGCAAATGGAAAAATTAGCCGCTGAGATACGCGAAATCATGGTTTACCAAACGGTGGGGCTTGCCGACATTTACACAAAGACTTACGCTATGCGTGAGGAAATACAGGAACAGCAAACCAAGGCGCGGCTCGCAAAACAAGCCAAAGAGAGGCAGACCCGATGGCTACAAAGGCAAAGCCAAAGAAACCTACAGGCAAGCCTAGCGGCTCTGCTGGCGACTTCTATATTCCTCCTCTACCTTTGGATGTGGCTGTACCTGATAAACCGTTGGCAGAAAGTATGATTGGCTGGATTGCCGCTACTGTGTTGATAGGGTTGTTACTCCCATTGCTGGGTTTTCTTTACATTGATATATTGACTGCCAAGCGGGATGTGCAAATTGAGCTTGCCAAAGTGCAACAGCTACGCAGACAAATTGAATTGGAAAAAAAGGATAAATGATGGAATGGCTTAAACAAATTGCACCGACTATTGCCACCGCACTGGGTGGTCCATTGGCTGGGCTTGCCGTTGACGCAGTGAGCAAAGCAATTGGCATTGACCCTAAAGATGTGAACAAGACCATTGCTGATGGCAAACTAAACGCTGACCAAATTGCCAAGATCAAAGAAGCTGAATTGGCGATGGCGGCACGGGCACAGGAATTGGGTTTAGACTTTGCCAAACTTGCCGTGGATGACCGCAAATCAGCGCGCGAAATGCAAACGGCTACGCAATCGTGGATACCGGGCACAATGGCGATTGCTGTGACTATTGGCTTTTTTGGCATCCTAACTGGCTTGATGACCGAACACTTCAAAACATCTGATGCGCTAATGCTGATGCTGGGTTCATTGGGCACAGCGTGGACAGGAATAATTGCTTTTTATTTTGGAAGTTCCGCTGGCAGTCAAAAGAAAGATGAGTTGTTGCATCAATCCAGCCCAACTAAGTGAGGTTGCCCATGCGTGAAAATTTTGATTTGGCTTTGCTTAAATTGCTGGTGCATGAGGGCGGGTTTGTTAACCACCCAGCCGACCCGGGCGGCATCACCAACCTTGGCGTGACAAAGCGCGTTTGGGAAGAATGGCGCGGTCAGTCAGTCGATGAGATGGAAATGCGGATGCTGACACCCGAAAAAGTCGCACCCCTATACAAGGCGAAATACTGGGACATGGTGCAAGCTGACAAGCTACCTGATGGCGTAGATTTTTGCGTCTTTGACTGTGCGGTGAACAGTGGCGTAAAAAGGGCTTCTAGACTGCTACAACGGGCTGTAGGCGTGGATGATGACGGGGTGATAGGTAGGGCTACCCTAGCGGCTGTGGAAGCCTTAAAACCCGCTGAAATTATCGACCGCTTTTGTGCCGAACGATTGACCTTTTTAGAGTCGTTACCCACATTTGCCACTTTTGGTAAGGGCTGGAGTCGCAGAGTTGCAAGCGTGAAAACTGAATCCATGAATCTTGCATGATGGCGATGGCGTTTGCTGTTAAGCAAATTACAGCAATGGTGATTGCGCCACCGACATACATGACAAAGATGATGACCAGCAAATCAATCATTTTTTAGACAATGCTTTTGAATAAATAAACACTTGGGTTTTGGTGTTTATGCCTTGCTTGTCTTGCTTGCGTTTGGCAAATTCTTCGCCCTGTTTTAGGCGTTTCATTTTTTCATCGCGCGTCCAAATGCTTGCGCCTTTGTAATCAAATGCATTCATGCTTGTTCTCCTCTGGCTCTGATGGCTTTAGGTAAACCTAGCATCCATTTGTACATTTTGTCTTTTCCAAAAAGGCTTGCCCACTTTTCAAGGCGAGCATCAGTCAATACTGCACAGGCTTCTCTTTCCTTGGCGGCTACAAGATTGGCAAAGGCTACAAGATGCTTATGCTCAACATCCATGTCTTCTTTTCCGTTTGAAAACCACATATTGCCATCTTGCGTCATGCCCGCTTGTTCAGCCATCTCAATGATTTCATCATGTGTCATTTTTTCATTCCTCGCAAATAAATGGCAATGCTGGATAGCGTATCTTTGCCAAATGAATTTACAAAATCATGCTCAATTCTGTATGCCGCCATTTCCAGTGCTGAATTCCACGCAACGCGGTACAGTTCATCGGCAACTTCTTGAACATTTTTGGGCACATGAGTCGGTTTGTTAAAGTCAGTCATAGCAAGCCCCACCCAAACAAAAAAAAGAAACTGTAAACCTTGCACAGAATACCCAGCACGACCGCCCAAAACAAACTGGTCAAAATGTTAAGGGCATATTTCATCGCACAACCCCGTCACGCAACGCACGGTGCGCGGTTCGATATTCAAACAAGTTAGCAAGGTTTGGGTTAAGTATGGCAAACAGTCTTGCCAAATAGGGGGTGAAATTATTGTTGATTTTCCAGCCATCACCATTGCGTTCAGCAAGTGCCGAATGATGGCGTAGGAATTCTAAAATTGTTCGCGCTGAATAGTGCTTAAAGCCAGCCCT